ATACGTTAAATATAGCGCAGGTAATTATAGATGACAAGGCGCTTGACGACGGTAGGTAATAGGTGGCAATAAGGATGCAGAGAGACACACCGGCAAGTAGCCACACCATGACCAAAGAGCAATACGCCGACCTGAACGCCACGATCTTTGATTTTCAAAAGAAGATCATGATGCACGACATCGCCAGCATGGACCCCGAGGTCCGCGCCACGATGGAATCGGTCGAGGCCCAGCTTGACGCCCTGCGCGCGGGCAAGTTGTTTGAATTGCGCTGAGCGTATAATCCGATCATGACACACCGATAGGAGACAGACAGATGACCATTCAGCCTTGGGAAACCAACGCGGCCGCCGTAGCCTACGAGTTTATGACCGCAGGTGGACTGAACACCCCGGAGCAAATCACGGACCTGATTGGCAACCGTAGCGTGACCGAAGCAGCCGCATCATTAGCAGACGAGGCCGCGGAAAATTGGGATCTGCATGTATCGCCCGCGGATCTGGCCGAAGCGATTGCCAAGTTCATCGAGACCAGCCACGACACGATCGCCTCTTTCGGGTGGCGCGATGAATTCACCATCCCCGCCGGCACGCCAGTCAAGTGGGGGCAGCCCGATTGCAACGGCGATCCAGTCCGGCATTGGGCGCTGGACAAAAAGACCGTTATCGCCCTTTCGGGCAATGAGCATGACGCGCGACACCGCTTAGTGATCGTCAAGCCGCACCTCGTCGCTGCGGATGAGCCTGCGAGCAGCACCGAGCTGACCGCCACCGGCGAGCAGTATGTGATCCCCGGCTGCGAGCGCAACGCCAGCCCGCGCGCCGGCCAGATGGACTTGTTCGGATGAAGTCGACCAAGGTTGAGGATCTGACCTTCGGGCAAGAGGTACGGGGTGTCGTCCATGCCTGCACGCAATGCGGTGTTCTGTTCATCGCACGATCCCATGCGCAGACATGCTCCAATGCGTGTAGGATGAAGGCCAAGCGCAAGCAGGAGAAGGGCGGCTGACGATGGACGGCGGCCAGGCTGACGCCGAATACATCGAGATAATCAAGGAACAGGACCGCCGGGCCGCCCAGCGGTCTTTTCTGCATTACTACATGCGCATGACCGGCTTCATGCCGCCGCCGCACTTCAAGAAGATCGCCAAGCTGTTGCAGGCGATGGAAGACGACAAGATCGACCGGGCGATGCTCTTTGCCCCGCCGCGGCACATCAAGCGGCTTGCGGACGACACGCCCATGCTGACCGCAAACCGTGGATGGACAACGCACGGAGACCTGCGCGCGGGCGATCGGGTGTGGCACCCAAGCGGCAACGCAGTCAAGGTGGCCGCAGTCCACCCGCCCGGGCAATCGGACCTTCTGGTGACATTCTCGAACGGCGAGGAAATCCAGTGCGACGAGGGACACCTGTGGACGGTATGGGATCGCGGGAAAGCCAGTGCCGATCGGTACAGGCGCAAAGTCGGGTCGCTGCCGCCCGGTGGAAAGACATGGGAGACGCTTACCACGGGCGAGATCCTGGCTCGTGGCCTGATGGCAAACGGTGCGCCAGGTAAGCGCGGCGGTCGATATCGCTGGCAGATGCCGGATTGTTACGGGATCGACGGAGAGGCGATCAAGATCGCGATGCGCCGCGCCGTCACCATTCAGAAGATTGAGCGCGTTGCGCCGAAGTCATCTCGCTGCATATCGGTATCGGCACCGGATGGGCTTTACCTCGCCGGGCGCAAGTTGGTGCCGACGCACAACACCCTTGGCGCGTCGATCCTCATGCCTTCGTGGATCATGGGCCGCCACCCGCAAACGCCGATCATGTCCGTGGCTCACACTGACCGATATGCGCAGAAAGTCGGTGGCAAGGTGCGCAACCTGGTCAGAAGCCCGCAATGGCCATGGCCAGAGGTCACGCTGGCAGGCGACACCGCCGCCAAGCAGGCGTTTGCCACACCGCAGGGCGGGGAATACAATGCGTTCGGCATGTTCGGCGGCAACCAGCACGGCAACCCGGCCGAGTGGCTCTTTATGGACGACATCATCAAGGGCCGGAAAATCGCGTTATCACCACACATGCGCGACGAGGCGTGGGACACGTACCGCACCGACCTGTTGTCGCGATTGCAGGGCCGCGCGAAGCAACTGATGGTATTCACGCGCTGGCACCAGGACGATCCCGCAGGCCGGATCCTGCCCGAGAATTACGACGGTCAATCCGGATGGTATCGAGACCGGGAGACAGGGGAGAAATGGTACGTGCTGTCCCTGCCTGCCGTGGCCGAGCACGAGAACGATCCCATGGGCCGCGCGCCCGGCGAATGGCTGTGGCCGGACCAGTTTAGCGAGGCAAAGCTGGGCGGCATGCGCAAGCGCGGTGGATGGGTCTGGTCCGCGCTGTTCCAGCAGCGACCGAGCCCCGAAGAAGGCTTGATGTTCCAGGCACATCACCTCGAGACGCAATACAGCCCCGGCACGCTCGATCTGACCGGCCTCGAGGTCTACATCTCAAGCGACTACGCGGTGACAGAGGAAGCGGGCGCGAACGATCCGGATTACACCGTGCATCTTGTATGGGGTGTTGACCAGGACTGGAACGTCTACCTCCTCGACGGCTGGCGCGGCCGGTCAAGCGCCGACACATGGGCTCGCGAATGGATCAGGCTTTGCAAAAAGTGGAAGCCCCTGCGCGCCGGCGAGGAATCCGGGCAGATCATCAAGGGCGTCGGCCCTTTCCTCAAAATGATGATGCGGAAGGAGCAAGTCTATGTCTCGCGCGTTCAGTTGCACAGCGGCACCAGCAAGGAGCAGCGCGCGCATGCCCTTCTCGGCATGATGGAAATGGGCAAGGTGTTCATGCCGCGCAAAACCGAAATTCACGGATCATTCCTGGCTTTGGTCGAGGCGTTCGAAAAGGAGCTGTTGCAGTTTCCGGCAGGTCGGCATGACGACATTGTGGACGCGGCCACGCTGTTCGGGCGCATGCTGGACAAGATCATTGCAGGCCGGGATCAACCGCGCCGTGACCCGCATACCGGCGAGACGCTGGACGATCTGTGGGAGCAGCACGACGAAAAAGAGCGGCGGCGACAGGATGATCCGTAGGGTTTGCCGCACATGATCGCGCAGGCAGGTCAATGTGTGCTGAACGAACCGTGCGCAGAGGTGCCATGCCTGACCGTCCGAATATTGTCCCGGCCAATGCCGCAGGCGGACCCGGATCCGATTCCGAGGTGGTCGCCTACGAGCCCATGCAGGGCGGGCCACAAGGTGAGCCCGAGACAGCCGAGGACGCCGAGGATCGGGGCCCGGATGAAAGCTGGTCATTCTGGGACGGGCAAATCAAGTCGGCGCTGACCCACGAAAACAGGTGGCGCGTCGAGGCTCAGGATTGCGAGCGGCTGTATTTCGGCCCCGACAACGACCCGGGCCGCGGGGGCGACCCCGACCAAGGCGCAACAGAGAACCGCGTCAACGACAAGACGGCGCTGATCCATGCCACGATCGACGTGCTGCGCCCGTTGATCTACTCCGAGACGCCGCAGCCGATCGTGCGCCGCCGGTTCTACGGCGATGGCAAGGTGGACGAGACGGCGCTGATGGCCGCCGAGGTCGGGCAGCGCCTCGCAGACTGGATCCTCGACACCACGGATTTCGATGTTTCGATGTTCCAGGCACGCGATGACTGGCTGATCGCCGGCCGGGGCGAGGCCCGTGCGCTCTACAAGGCCGAGTTCGGCATGGTGCAGTCGATCGACCCGGTGACCGGTCAGCCGGTCGAGGTCGAGGTCAAGACGCACGAGGAAGTCGCGGCCCGGGCGCTTGAGTGGCGCCGCATGCTGTTTGCGCCGACCGCCGGCTGGGAACAGATGCCGTGGATCGCCTTCGAAGTGCCCATGACGCGCACGCAGGTTGAAAAGCGGTTTGGCGAAGACATCGCCGCCGCCATGCGCTTCGACTCTGCCGGTCTCAAGGACGCGCAGCGGGGATTGTCCGACGAGGACGCCGATCGCGGTATGGCGAGCATCACCGCCGATGGCGAGACAGGCACGCCCACATCGAGCCCGTTCGACACCACGTCCGTATGGGAGATATGGAGCAAGGACACCCAAGAGGTCATCTGGTGGTCCAAGGGATACACCGAGAGCGTGCTTGACCGGCAGCCCGACCCGCTGGGGCTGGAGAAGTTCTATCCCGTGCCGCGGCCATTGCTGGCGACAACCAAGGGCCAGAGCCTGACGCCGCGCCCCGACATCCGCTATTACGAGAAGCGCGCCACCGAGGTCGAGACGGCGACCAAGAAGCTCAAGACCATCCTTGATGCCCTGTCGGTATCCGGCCTGTTCCCCGGCGACATGCAGCAGGAGGTGAAAAAGCTACTCGACGGCACCAACCAGATGATCCCGGTCAGCCAGTGGATTCAGTTCATGGAGAAGGGCGGGACAAGCTCGCTCATCCAATGGCTGCCCATCGAGGCGATGATCAAGGCCGCGCAGGCGCTGATCACGATGCGCGACCAGTCCAAGGAGGCCATGTTCGAGGCGTCGGGCGTGTCGGACGTGATGCGCGCTACCTCGGACCCGAGCGAGACCGCCACCGCGCAACGGATCAAGGGCCAGTACGCCGGCTTGCGGCTCAGCGATCGGCAACGGCGCATGGCCGAGTTTGCGCGCGATCACCTGCGGATCATGCTCGAAATTGCGCTCGAGCATTTCGACACGGAGACCATTGCCGACATCACCAGCCTTGACCTGCCAATGACCAAGGCCGAGCGCGAGGCGATCGCCATGCAGGCCGAGCAGCAGCAGGCGCAGTTCGCGCAGACCATGCAGGTCTACCAGGCATATGCGCAGGCCGTGGAGCAGGGGCAGATGCGGGGCCCGATGCCGCCCCCGCCGGAGGAACCCCGAGGAAATCGAGATCCCCGAGACCAGCTTCGAGGAAGTGCATGAGCGTCTGCGGGCCGACTATGGCCGCAAGGTGACGCTTTCCATCGAAACCGATTCCACGGTGCTGGCCGACGAACAGGCCGACAAAGAGGCGCGCATCGAGTTCCTGAGCGCGTTCAGCCAGTTCGTGCAGCAGCTCGGCCCGATGATGCAGACCGGGCAATTCGACATGAAGACTATGAAGGAGTTGCTTCTGTTCGGTGTTCGGGGTTTCCCCAAGTCGCGCACGCTGGAGGCGATGATTTCCTCGCTGCCCAACGAGCCGCAAGGCGAGCAGCCGGAAGATACCCAAGTGCAGGTCGCCCGGATCAAGGCCGAGGTCGACCAGGCGCTCAAGCAGATGGACCTGCAGGACGCGCAGGCCGACCGCGAGCACGAGACAAAGATCGAACGCATGAAGGTCGGAGGATCCATGTTGGAGACCGCTGCCGATGGCATGGTGGACGCCGCCACGCCAGACCCGCAACCTCAGCAACAAGGAAGCTGACCCCATGCCGATGTTTCGCAAGAAGCCCGTCGTGATTGAGGCGCAGCAAGTGCCAGCCAAAAGCCGAGGACCAAGAGGC